CCTCTCGCTGCTATGGGCCGGGTCGAGCGTGTGGTGCGCTCCCCGGCCCGCCCATTTTATGCCCCAAGAGCACCCGGCCGGCTACCCACCAGCCGGATCGACGAAGTGCGTTGTCTCAGCCTGCCATTTCAGCCGCACCAGCTGCGGCCGCCCTCCGCGAACCTTGTCGAAGATCGCCTCGGCCTTGCCGTACAGCCGCGACTTCTGCTCGTCGTAGTCGCGCACGCGCGCTTGCCAGGTGGCGAGCGTCTCGCCGGCCTTCTGCTCTGGCGCGTCCTTCGGCAGGTAGTATTCCGGGCGGTAGAGGAAGACGACGCTGTCGGCATCCTGCTCGATATCGCCCGACTGCCGAAGGTCTGGCAGGGTGGGCCTCTTGTCCTCGCGGTTCTCGACCGCCCGACTCAGCTGCGCCAGCGCCAGCACGGGACACCGCAAATCCTTCGAGAGCTTCTTCAGCCCGCGGCTGATCACCCCGATCGCCTGCGTCGCCCCGTCGCCGCGGCGCGCCCCGTCGACGTCGTGGGCGATGATGTGCAGATGGTCGACCAGGACCAGCGAGAGCCCGCCAAATTTCCGGTGCGCCTCCCGCGCGCGCATGGCGATCTGCTGCATGTTCAGAGCCGCTGTCTCGTCGATCAGCAGCGGCAGGTCTGCCAATTCCTCGCGCGCCATGGCCAGCGACGATCGGTGGAACTGGTGCTCGCCGCGTTGGAGCACGTCGCCTGGGATGGCGCTGAAGGCTGACAGCGCACGCTCTCCCAATTCCCCCGCGCCCATTTCCAGGCTCTGGACGAACACGCCGCCCGGGCTGGCCCCATCGCGGCACGCCAGTCCCACGTTGATGGCGATCTGCCACCCCAGGGCCGACTTCCCCATGCCGGGCCGCGCCGCCAGGATGTGCAGCGTGCCCGGCAGCATCCCGTTGTAGACCCGGTCCAGCGACGGGAAGCCGGTGAGCGTGCCGCCGCGGCCCTGGCCAAGGGCCGCGCGCTCTGCCCGGGCTATTGCCTCGTCCATGGCGTCGTTCATCGAGACCATCGGCTGGCGCGTGGTGCTGCTGACGGTGGACGCCTCGATCCCCTTGATCGCGTCGTCCACGATCGCCGGCACATCGAACGACCCGTCGAAAGCCTGGTTGACCAGATCCTCTCCGACAGAGATCAATTCGCGCCGCGACCACGCATCGGCGATCGCCCGCGCGTACTCCGCAGCGTTGATGATGCCGACCATGCACGAGAGCAGCTGTGCAATGTATGCAGTCCCGCCCACATCTTCCAGCACCGGAGAGTTGGCATACCGGCCGGCCAGCCAGATCGCATCGCCCACGCCGCCGCCGCTGATCTTGTCGGCCAGGCTGCGGTAGAGCGTGGCGTGGACCTGATCAGCGAAGTGTTCCGCGCGCAGGAAGTCCGCCACCGCGTGGTATGCTTTGTTGTTGGCCATGATCGCGCCGAGCAGCGCCTGCTCAGCCTGGAGGTTGTGCGGGGGCAAGCGCATCGCCAGCCCCATCAGCGGATTGCCCGGTGGGCCTCCCCGCGCCGCGCTCATTCCGAACGCCCGCGCTGGATGGCCATCAAATCTGCCAGCGAGCGCATCGCCCCCGAAGTCCCGTCGATCTCCTGCAGGACGTCCGCGCCATCCGGCCGCGTGGCCAGCCATGCGGTCCAGGCATTGATCATCTCCGTGCGTCGCCGCTGAAGTTCGGCATACGGTTCCACTACCGGCCGATCATTCGGCCGCAGAAGAACGACATTGTCAGCCATCAGCCCCTCCCGCTGGAAACGCGGGACCATAAACCGCGGCTGCGCAGCGTGGCGACAGTTTTTTAGCTGCCGCCCCGCGTGTGGCGCAGCACCAGCTGGCGTGCCGTCGCAGCAAACACCTCAGCCTCGAGGTCCGCGTCGTCGCGCGCCGGCGCACCATCGCGCAGCCACGCCTCGAATGCTGCCAGGTGCGCCTCGCGCGCGGCCACCAGCCGGTCCACAGCCGCCTGGCGGGGGCTGGCGCCAGGAAACGGCACCACGGTATCGGAGCCGCTCACGCCGGCGCCACGCCGCTTTGCGTGCCTCCCTGACCGCATGCCTTGCACGGCACCGGGCCGCGCCGCGCCATTGCTCGCAGCTCGGTGCCGCCGATGGTCTGCTCAGCACCGCACGTGCAGCGGCAGACCCAGTGCGCGCGTGAGCGACGCGACCACGCCTGGCGCAGCACCGACCAGTGCTCCAGCACCTGGCCACGCATGTTGATGGCCGGCGGTCCCGAGAGGCTGCTCCCTGCGGTGCCGCTGCTCACACCAGCTGGCTCCACTGCTGTCGGCTCAGGACGAACCGCCGGGAGAATTCCCATATCACGCACGCGTCCGACTCATTGTCGTCGCGCACGGGCCATCCTTTGCCCTCGCACCACAGCATGCTGGCCGCCTTGGCGTTGCGACGCGCCGATCCCTTGATGATGCGCTTGTGCTCGTCACGCTCGGCAAAGCCGCCGCGGCCCAGGACATGCTTGCGCGCGGTCCCCTCCGGGATCTCGCGCACCTGCACCTCGAGGCGCCAGCCCGACGACTCCGCGTGCGCTGCCAGGCCGAGGCCTAGCCGGGCCGTGGTCTGCACCTTCGCGTACGGCAGCGCGTAGACGATCAGCGACGGACGCTGCAGCGTGATGAAGTCCTCCAGCCGGTTCTGCAGATCCACCCACGCCTCGCCCATGTCGTGGATCCCGCCGTTGAGAAACCACCGACCGATCAGGGGGGCGTTGGCACGCACGCCGCCATAGGCCCACCCCGTCGACAGCGACAGGTCGAGCGCCAGGATGCCCCCCTGATCGGTCATCAGAACGCCGCCGGCGCGCCGTTCAGATCATCCATGGCTTTCGCCGCCTCCTTGCGCTGCTTTGCAGTCAGCGGCTTGGCAGCCCGGCCGCGCCCGCGGCGCGTGCCCATCGGCACCACGTTGCTGGTGTCCATCTCGGCTTCCGCGGCATCGCCCGTCGTCTCCGTGGTGGCTTCCGGCTCCGCGCCGCCTCCCGACGCCGCCTCGCGCGTCTCGGCGGCCGGGTTGCGGCCGCGGCGCGTGGTGGTGCGCGGAGCATCCTTGCGACCGAAGGTGGTCATCACCTCTTCGGCCTGGCCGCGGTTCCAGCCGCGCGCCCACGCCGCGTGCGCTGCGCTGGCCGGCTCGTGCGGGTTCGTGTCGGCGCGATCGCGCGCGCGACCAGCCTTGTAGCCCTGCTCCTCCGCCAGCTGCTCGGAGAACAGCGTAGCCGCCTCCTCGGTCGGAGCCTGGTCCGCGTCGCCGAACAGGTCGGGCTGCTTCTGGCCGATCTCCGTCCCAGTGTAGTTGGAATACCGGAAGAGGTTGCGGATGTGCAGCTGCGCCTGTTCCTCGCCGACCTTGACCAGCTTCTCCATCATGGCCAGCGCCACGGTGTCCACGCCCGCGTCCTTCGCGCGCTGGATCGCTTTGCGGTAGTGGCCGACCGCCGTCTCCATCGGCGCGCGCGCCTGGCGGATGCGGCGGTAGTGGTCGAGAAACGCGTCGGGCGACAGCCCGCCGGTTTCGTTGTGATCAAGGCGCTTGGCCATGTGGCTCTCCTGGTGATGGCGGCTCGCAGCCGCCGGTGACGCTACGACTTCGGCACGGGCTGCTGATCGGGACCATAGAGGTCCGGTCGCAGCGTGTGGGCTGGAATATTCAACCGCTTCGAGATGCTTGCGACTGCCTTTTTCGGGACGCGCTTCCAGACCGACACCGCGCCAGTGGTGACGCCGACGATGGCAGCCAGGATTCCGATGCCGCCGGCAGCCTCAATAGCCGCCGTCAGTCCTGCGTCAGCGCGCTCCCGCTTGGGTCGGCCGCCGCGCTTCTTCGCGCCAGCGGATGCGTCGGGTGTTCGTGCGGTCCTGCGGTCCTGCGCCACTGTGCGTACCCCTGGGGTTTTTCAGTTTTCCACTTGCGCAGAGTTTTATAGGTGCTCTATCGTCGGCATATCAACCCATGGACGAAACCGATGCGCCACATTCGCTACATCGAGCCGGCGCGGCCCAGCACGGGCACGCGCATCCGGCGCACCCTCCTTCAGCTTTTGGCCGGCGTCGTGCTCGGCGCGATTGCGATTGCGATCGCGGCGTGGCGCGGGCTCGCGCTCTGATGGCGCACGACCGCCGGCAAGCACCGCGCCGCGTCGACCAGCCCGAGCCGGGCCTGTTCAAGCTGCGCCTGGTGCGCGGTGGTCCCTGGGTGGCAGCGTCGATCGAGCAGGACGACGCCGGTCGCTGGGTGGCCACAATTGCCGGCGTGCGCAGCGAGGGGCACGTCGATCCCGCACTGGCCGATGGCGTGTTCCGGGTCTGGCATTACGGCCACGTCATCACTGCCAGCGAGCATGACTTCCTGTTGGAGCGCGCTCGCTGGGCGAGCACCCACGCCCCCGACAGCCCCGAGGCCAACCCCGAGCGCGCCATCAACGTGGCCGCGCTGCCGCCTGCCTTCTGACCCACGAAAGGACCACCATGACGGAACTCAACGAGGAGTTGCTGGACCACATCGCCAACCGCAACGGCGAATTGGCCAGGTCGATCGCGACCTACCGCGAGGTGGTCGCACAGCTTGATGCGTTGAACGCGCATCCGATCCCCTCGATCCAGGTCACTGTGCACGTCGCTGGCAAGCACTACACCATGCGCGTGATCGTGCAGGTGTTGCGCGCGCAGCACGAGGCTGACCTGGCCATCCTGGCGCGCAGGATCCGCGAAGCCGCGGCGATCCCGTTCGACTGGCTGCCGCAGCAGCCGGCGTTCGAGCCGGATACTCTTCCCCCGCCATCCCCCACTCCCGAAGGAGACACCACCAATGGCTGACGCCACCACCGTCGCCGCGGCCCCCGGTCCCGGCCACAACCAGGGTCCGCTGGACCTGAGCCTTGTCCTGAATGCGGACCAGCTGCTGGCCGATCTTCAGGCCGACACCGATGCGCTGTTCGCGCGCACCGAAGAGCTGGTCGCCGCGTTCGCGCGGTTCCAGGATGCCACGAAGGACGGCATCACCAGCGACGACATGCTGGCTCGGGCGGGCGATTTCTCGCGCCAGCTGTCCGCGCACCTGACCACGATCGACGCGCGGCGTGTGGCGATCAAGAAGCCAGTGCTGGACGCGCAGCGCACCATCGACGGCTTCTTCAAGCGCGACCTGTCCGACCCGGTCGATGCGGCCAAGACGGCGGTGGGGCGGAAGGCGGATGCCTACGTGCGCGAGAAGCAGCGCCAGGAGGCGGCGGCAGCGGCGGCAGATGCTGCGCGCCAGCGCGCAGAGGCGCAGCGCCTGGCCGAAGAAGCCGAGCGGCAGCAGAGCAGCCGGCTGATGGATGCCGCGGTGGAAGCCGAAGCGCAGGCTGCCGCGGTCGAGGCTGCCCCGCCGCCGCCGGTTCAGGTGCGCAGCGACTACGGCACCACCGTCGGCACGCGCCGGGGCCCCTGGAAGGTGCGGGTGACCGACATCACCAAGGTGCCCGCGCAGTACCTGGTGGTGAACGAGCCGGTCCTGCTGGCCACCGCCAAGACCGATTCGCGCATCGACGCGGGCGAGCAGCCGATCCCCGGCGTCGAATTCTACCGCGAGATCAAGGCGTCCATCCGCTGAACCGCGCCATAGGCGCACAAGGAGCACCCACGACGTGACCGACGCTTCTCCCACCCCCCCCCAGCCGCCGAGCCGCGCCACCAGCATGCGGCTGGCCGACTGCAAGACCATCGCCGATGCGTTGCAGACCGCGCAGTTCCAGCGCGCAGTCGCCGACGCGGCGCCGTCGCACATGACCAGCCAGCGCCTCATGGCGACGTTCCGCCAGGCTGCTCGGAACAACCCAGCCTTCAACGAGTGCAATCTGATGAGCGTGCTCGGCACCTTCATGACGTGCACGTTCCTGGGCCTCGAACCCAACACGCCGCTCGGGCAGGCCTACATGATTCCGTTCAAGCGGCGGCGCTACGACAAGGCTGCGCGCCAGATGGTCGACGACGGCTACGATCTGCAGCTGATCATCGGCTACCAGGGATACCTGGATCTCGCCTTCCGCAACCCGCGCGTCCAGAGCATCGCGGCGCACGCGGTCTATGAGGGCGACGACTTCAGCTTCGAGTACGGCTCCAACGAGCACCTTCAGCACCGGCCGAAGGGGCTGCACGCCGAGGGCGACTCGCCGCGCTATTTCTACATGTATTCGAAGTTGCAGGGCGGCCAGGCGTTCGAGGTTCTCCCGACAGCGAAGGTCATCCAGATCCGCAACGGCAGCCAGGGATACCAGGCTGCGCTGGCGGCCAAGGAGCGCGCGGAGAAGGAGGGCTGGCGCATTCCGGCCAGCTACACCGAGGCTCCGTGGGTGAAGCACTTCATCGCCATGGGCCAGAAGACGGCGGTGCGGCATGGCTTCAAGTGGCTGCCGAAGACCGTCGAGATGGCGGCGGTGACCCGCCTGGAGGACGCGCAGGACAAGAACCTGATCGACTTCGGCCCGGTGATCGAGGGCAACGTCAACCCGCTGGAGGAAGACCTGCCGCCGCTGCACGAGCCGCGCGCGGAGCCCGGCGCGGCGCACGGCGAGCGCCAGCGCGACGACGAGGACGACGGCGGTCCGGTGGCCCCTCTTCCCGGCGAGCAGCCGGCCGCGGCTCGTCCCGCGCGCCAGGCGCCCGCACAGCGCGAGACAAAGCCCCCCCCGGCGTCGCCTGCTCCCACGGGCACCACGCCGGCCACGCCCGCACCCACGCCCGCGGAGCCGGCATTCTCCGCGCACCTGGCGGATGCCGCTGGCGAGATCCACGAAGCCGCAGGCGATGCCGGCTACTTCACCGATCCCGTCGCATTCGCCCAGGCTTACGTGGAGCTGTACCGCCGCACGCACGAGGACCACCAGCGTGCGCTCGGCGAGCACAATGCCGATGCGCTCAGCGACGCCTACACCATGTCGCAGCGCGCGGCCGAGATCCTGTCGGCCATGAGAAACGACGCTCCCCCGCCTGCGTCCAACGTCCAGGTCGCAGTCACCGTGGTGGAGACCAACGGCCGCCCGGACCTCAAGGGATACCTCGAGGCGCTGCGCGCGGCGGCCGCGGCGCAGACCCCGGCGTCCTGGGAGGATTGGTCGGCTTTGCAGAGGCCGATCATCACCGGTCTGTCCCAGGTGACGCGTCGGGCCGCCGAGAAGATCGTCGCCGACCGCGCGACGGCGCTGGGTGCCGACAAGCCGGTTCCCGTCGCCGAGCCCGTGGCGACGGCGCCGACCACCGCTCCCGCTCCCGATGCGGCTCCGCCTGCGGATGAACCGGAAGGTGGCGCGCTGCTGACAGGCGAGGCCCTGCCACCGACGACGTGGGGCCGGAATGCTCAGTCCCTGATCGACGACATGGACGCGTGCAAGACCATGCACGACCTGAACGCCCTGGCGAACAACGCGGCCACTGGAGTGAAGCTGCGGCAGATCAAGGAGGCAGACCCCGACGAGCATGCGCGCGTGCTGGCGTACGCGGCCGCGCGCCGTGCGGCGCTGACCCCGAAGGCAGGAGGCTGACATGGCGAAGCGAATCACTGCGGCGGCATTGGATGCGTCGAGTGCCGATGCGCCGGCACCGCTGCCGGTCGAAATGGTGCCGGTGACCGGACTGGTGCGGCACCCCCGCAACGCGCGCCGCGTGCCGCCCGACGACGGCGAGACGGCCGCCCTGCGCGCGTCGGTGCGCGAGGTCGGCGTGCTGATGCCGATCACGCTGGCGCCGATGGACGACGGCACCTGGGGCGTGCTGGCCGGCTGGCAGCGCGTCAGCGCCGCGCAGGCGGTGCGCCCCGACCTCCTGGTGCCAGCCATGCGGGTGGATGCGCCGGCAGCCGACCTCGACCGGCTGTCCCTGATGGAGAACACTCTGCGCGCCGGGATGCACCCTCTCGACACCTGGCGCAGCGTCGACACCCTGATGGCGGGGGGCGCGTCCTTCAAGGCCGCCGCCGCCACGCTCGGGCTCGACGCGCGCGAGGCGCAGCAGATGCGCCTGCTGGCGGCCATCCATCCGCAGGTGCTGGAGGCCATGCAGGACGAGGAGGAAATCCCCGGCATGTGGATCCTGCGCGACATCGCGCGCGCCGACCACGACCGCCAGCTCGAGGCAATGAAAGCCGCGTGGCAGGGGAAGGGGAAAAGCCGCACGCTGCACTGGCAGACGCTGGCCGCGGGATGCCGGGTGACTCGGCGGCCGCGCGCATGGGCGGTGTTCGACGTCAAGACGGCGGGCGTCGACTTTGAGCGCGACTTCTTCGCGGAGCCGGGCAGCAACGACGAATGGACCACGGCAAACGTCGAGGGGTTCATGGCAGCGCAGCGCGCGGCGCTGGCAGCCCTGGTCGAGGGACATGAGCACGCAGCCGTGTTCGACTACCACCCCGGCTCCTGGGCGCCCGCGGTGCCGCGCGAATGGCAGCAGATTCGCTGGATGGACAGGGTGCCGAAGGAAGTTCCCGACATGCCGCTCGACCAGCGGTTCGTGGTGGCGCTCAAGCCCACCGGCGAGCCTGGCGCGTGGATCTACCGCGTGCCCGAACAGCGCGCGCAGGAGGCCGTCGCGGGCGCGCGCAGCGACGTGCCGGCGGCGACCGCGCCGACGCGGCTGATCACCGATGCCGGGCTGCAGATGGCGGCCAGCATGAAGGCCACCGCGCTGCGCGAGGCACTGGCCAACCTTCACGACTACCCACCGATCGAGACGATCCCGATCCTGCTGCGCGCGCTGCTGGAATGCCTCGCCGCCACCAACGTCGTGCCGGGCGGGGCCGACAAGTTCGCCGCCGTCGAAGCCATCGCCGACGCCACCCCGGATGGCGGCGAGCCGGATCCTCTGCGGCTGGTGCGCATCGCCACTGACGCCATCGCCACAATGCTGATTTTCCCCGCGCCGAAAATCGCGTCCAGCGGTCCGATCGCCGACGAGATCGCGCATAGCCTGGATGCTGCTCGATTCCTGCCGCGCTGCGACACACCCGACTTCCTGGCGCAATGCACCGGCGCGCTGCTCCGCGACGCGGCAGCACTGGTGGAGTTGAAGCCCAGCGAGAAGGTTCCGAAGAGCGTCGGCGCGCTGCGCGAGTGGCTGGTGTGGCGGCTGCCGGAGTGGAGGCCAGTGTCTTTTGACGTGAAGGAGCGGCGCGATGGCTGACTGGCAGGGCGAGAAGATCGCCATGCTCCGTGCGCTGTGGAACGAGGGGCTGTCCACCGCCGAAATCGGCAGGCGGATGGGGATCAGCAAAAGCGCGGCTGTCGGCAAGGCGCACCGGCTCAACCTGCCGCCGAGGCCATCACCGATTCTGCGTGATGCACCGGATGCACCGCCCCGGCCGCGGCCCCCGCCACGCGCAGGCAAGGCGACGTTGCCGCCTCTGCCGCCGCTACCAGCGCCCGCGCCGGCTTCCGCGCCGCGCCCACCGCCTGTGCACCAGCCCCCTGCACCGCCGCCAGCGCCCGACATGCCAGTGGATCCTCCCCTGCGCTGGCGCGGCCGAGTGGAGGATTGCTGCTGGCCGATCGGAGAGCCCGGCAGCCGCAGCTTCCGCTACTGCGATGCGCCGTCCGAGCCAGGGCGACCCTACTGCAGCGAGCACTTCAACCTGTCGCGCTTGTCTCGCAAGACGCTCGAACGCGAGATCGTGCCGGTGCGCGAGGTCGAATCCTACGCGGGCCAGCATCGGGTGGTGGTGCCTCCCGCCACCGGGCTGTCGGGACTGGTGGCCGCGGTCAACAAGCACCGACGCGCCAAGGGGCTTGTCCCCTTCGCTGTGCGCCAGGGGGGGGGCTGATGGATGCGGCACAGAAGCGGCTGGCGCGCACGAAGCTCTGGCGCGACCAGCCGTGTCCGTACTGCGGCATCGGCATGTGGTGGCCCAGCAAGGATGCCACCCGCGAGTCATCGCGCGAAGCCACGCTCGACCACATCGTGCCGCGGTCTTGGGGCGGCAGCCACGCCGTCGAGAACCTGAGGCTGTGCTGCAAGCTCTGCAACGCCGGGCGCGCGGTGACCGGCGACTGCCCGGCGGCCCTGGCCTGCGTGCGCGCCGTGATCGGCAGGCGACCGCTCGGCGTGATCGCGGAGATCTGGTGCAAGTGGAACGGCCGCCGCACCAGGCGTGCGAAGCAGGCGGCTCGACGACGCGAGAAGAAGAAACGCCAGCGCGCAGCCGCGCGCGAAGCCAGAATGTCCCCCACACCACCCAGAGAGGATTCGCAGAATGAGCGGACCATCGACCATCCCCACCATCACGATCTGGCAACCCTGGGCGACGCTCATTGCCGAGGGCGCGAAGCGGTTTGAATTCCGATCGTGGTGCCCGCCGGCTCGCCTGTGGAACACCCGCATCGGGATCCACGCGGGAGCGCGACCAACGCGCAAGGATGAATTGAAGGGCATGCTCCTGGCGCTGCGGCAGGGCGAGGCATCATGGATGGCCATGCAGCCAGCGATCGCCATCCCCATCCTGGAACGCGCTCTGCAAGATCCGAAGGCGCTGCCGCTGTCGTCGGTGGTCTGCACCGCGCTGATGGGGCGCCCCAAGGTCAACGCCGACTTGGCGGCGGCGCTTGGCGTGCCATTTGTGAACGACAGCGACCGCGACCAGCACAGCAATTGGGGTTGGCCGGTGAGCGACCCGCAGCGACTGGAACCGCCCGTGCCGGCGCGAGGCGCGCAGGGTTGGTGGATGTGGAACGGGGATGCCGCCCATGGCTGAGAACACCAAGATCGAATGGGCCGACCACACTTTTAACCCGTGGGTGGGGTGCACCAAGGTGAGCCCGGCGTGCGACCACTGTTATGCCGAGGGGTGGGCGCGCCGCACCGGGCATGCGAACCTCTGGGCCGGCGAGCGCCGCCGCACCAGCGCGGGGAACTGGCGGCAGCCGCTGAAGTGGAACCGCCAAGCCGAGCGCGAGGGGCGCCGCTTCCGCGTGTTCTGCGCCAGCCTCGCCGACGTGTTCGACAACCAGGTGCCGGAAGAATGGCGGCGCGACCTATTCGACCTGATCGTAGCGACGACGCATCTGGATTGGCTGCTGCTGACCAAACGCCCGCAGAACATCCTCAAGATGCTGCCGGATTGGTGGTGTGCTGGCAGTCACATGGGGCCGCCGCCGAACGTCTGGCTCGGCACCACTGTCGAGAACCAGGCCGAGGCCGACCGCCGCATCCCGCACCTGCTGGCGGTGCCCGCGGCGGTGCACTTCCTGTCGTGCGAGCCACTGCTTGGGCCGGTGGATCTGAAACTGGCCGATGGGGTGCACCACCACCCCGACAATGACCAGAGCAATCCGGCGGTCGGCGCGATCGTCCACGCGGCCATGACGAAGCTAGGCGCCCCGACGATCGACTGGGTGATCGCCGGCGGCGAAAGCGGCGCCAACGCCCGCCCCATGCATCCCGACTGGGCACGCAGCCTGCGCGACCAGTGCGCGGCGGCGGGGGTGCCGTTCCATTGGAAGCAATGGGGGGAGTGGGCGCCAAGCGGAGCGCGCGGAGACCACGAGCGAGAACTTCAGCGGATGGGCGGCTCACGCGACGGTACATGGGATGCTGAAACCGACACCTTCCGCATCGGCAAGAAGGCCGCCGGCCGCCTGCTCGACGGCGTGGAGCACAACGGGATGCCGGGGGGCGTGGCATGACGTCGCGCCCCTGGGTGTTCGCCCCCGGCATGCAGTGCCCCGCGACCATGTGCCCGCTGGTGGGCCCAACGGCTCCCCTTGGACCGGGGAGTATGCCGGCGTCTGCCCCGGCCACGACGATCTGGACGCCGGCGGCTGCCCCTGGTGGACCGGCGGCTGTTCGACCGGGGGCGTGCAGGGACAGGTGGAGGAAGCCGCCAAGGCGGGTGGCCGCGCCATGATCCTAGGCCCCAACCAGCCGCGCCGCGAAGGCTTCGGCGAGGCACGGACCTACGACTGCCCGCGCGCGGCCGTCTGCCGCTGGCAGGAGATCGCGACGGCGCAGGGCCGCGCCCTGTGCCCGCCGCGGGATGCCTTGGCACGCGGGATGGACCCGCGCGTGACTTTGTTCTGACCCGGGAGACGCACTCCATGAACGACACCCCCCAGCCGCCCGAGGAATGGGCCAAGGTGGAGATCTTCGGCCACCGCACCCACGTCGGCCGCATCAGCGAGGTGGAGCGGTTCGGCACCAAGATGCTGCGCATCGACGAGCCGACCGCCGACCCGGAGGTTTTCGTCACGCTGTTCTATGGCGGCGGATCCGTGTTCTCCGTCGCGCCGGTGACCGAGCAGGCCGCGCGCGAGTGGGTGGCCCGGTACCGGTACGTGCCCCCGCCGCGGCCGGCGCTGACCGCGGGCGGCGGCGATCTCGACGACGACAGGCCGTTCTGATGGACCCGCACCCCATGCTGCCCGCCGCCGAAGGCTGGCAG